GAGGTTAGTGTAGCAGAATTTATTACTTTTACTACATCTGATTTAACTGCAAATATATTTGATGAAGTTACATTAACTGAATATCTTAATTTTGAAAATAATCTTACTTTATCCGTAGTGAGTAGTTTATCAGTAGATGAGTTTGTAGATAGTTATATAACTATAATATCTGATTATAATGTAAGTGTATTTGATACAATAGGAATAGTAGATGCTGTTGTTGTATTATTATTAGATTTAAAAACAACTGTATTTGATACATTAACTGTTGAGGATACAGGAGAAGTAACTAATTCTTTGCTTTATACTTCTGTTTATGATTCAACTACTGTACAGGAATTTATAAGTGTTAGTAATCAATTAGCTGGTATAGATGTAACTGATGAGATAGTAATAACTGAATATCTTCCCGTTGTCTTAAGTGATTTAGTTATTGCAGCAACTGATGAGATTACTGTATTAGATATTCCAGTTATTGTTGTTGAAGCTGAAGAGTATATACTTGTTACTGTAGTAGATGAAGTAAGTGTAACAGAATCTTTCGCTGTTACGTTAAGTGATTTAGTTCTACTAACTTATGATACAATAACAGTTAATGAATTTAATACACTTGCTTTAAGTGATTTGAGTGTGGATTCTTCTGATACAATAATAGTAGTTAGTGCACTAAATGTTACTTTAGATATTTTATGCTCTATTACGGATACGATAACAGTTGAGGAATTTATTCATGTAATTACTATTACTGATATTACATTAGGTGTAAATGATTCTATTGCTGTGACCAGTTATGTAGGTATTGAAGTAAGCTCTTTAGTATCTTTTGCTTATGATGAAATTAGTGTTTTGGATTCAGTAGGCTTATCTCTTGACTCATTTGTTAATGTGGCTGAGGAGGTAACTGTAGACGGGTATACAGTAGCTTCCTTAAGTGATTTAGGTGTAGCTAAATTTGATTCTGTATCTGTACTTGAGTATGTTGAAGCGCAGAATATACTTGGTAATGTATTTACTTATGACTCAGTAGGAGTAAGTGATACAGCTGGTGTGGTTTGTGAACTTAGTGGTGTAACAGTATATGATACTATAACTATTAATGAGAATATAGTTATTGATGTAGAAGTAGCTCAGATATATTACATATCTGTTGTAGATAATATTCTTGTTTCTGATGCAATAGAGTTCTTAATTGCTTTTATAATAGGTAAGTTAGAAGTTTCAGTAGACACAGAGTGTCTTGATATAAATGGAGTAATAGAATGTCTTGATATAATTATTATAACTGAATGTCTTGAGGTGGATAGTATAACTGAGTGTCTTGATATAACTGGGTCAGCTGAACGTCTTGATCTTTTTACGGAGGTAGCTTAATGCCAAGAATACAACATCTTGATAAAATAGCACAGGAAGAGGGGACTTATCCTGTGAAATTTACATTTAAAGATTCATTACGGCAACTGATTAATGCAGCTTCAATTACTGCAATTGACTGGTGGCTTACTGATATGACAGGGACTGTTATTAATAGTAGAAGTCAAGTTGCTGTTGTTGTGATTACTAACCCATTTTATGTTGTTGCTACAGGGGATGATTTACAAATACTTAATAAAGAAAATGGGTATGAAGAAAGGCTTATAACTTTAAAGGGAACGTATAACTCAGATCGTGGGAATGCACTTCCATTTACATATGCTGTAGGTTTTACCCTACTTAATAATCTTATCATAGCAAGTAATTTAAATGTAGCAGTAGCTGACGTAATATTTACTGGAGATTTTATTAATGTTTAATAATTCTGCAATGAGTAGAATCAAGGAGTGGAAACACTCTCCTGTTGCTTTTGTAAGGGATGTTATTGATGTAACTCCCTCAAAGCAGCAGCTTGATTACTTACATCAGATTGCTAAGAATAAGCGGATAACTATTAGGAGTGGTCACGGAACTGGGAAGGATGCGTCAACTGCTTGGGTAATCATGTGGTTCCTTTGTACCAGGGCCTATGCTAAAGTAGTTTGTACAGCACCTACTGCCCGGCAATTAGCTGATATTCTTTGGAGTGAATTGACTAAGTGGATTAGGAAATCAAAAGTAAAGGATGAACTTGTTATACAGAAGGATAAAATCTTCCAGAAGGATAATCCTAAGGAGTGGTGGTGTAGGGCTGTTTCTGTATCAGCAAGGGCGTCTAAAGAAGAACAAGCGGAGACACTTGCTGGGTTTCATGGGGATCATTTGCTTATAGTTGTTGATGAGGCGAGTGGGGTTAATGACCCCGTTTATATTCCACTGGAAGGTGCATTAACTCAAGAGGATAATAAAGTTATTCTTATTGGGAATATGACTAAGAATAAGGGTTACTTCTACGACTCCCATTTTCATTCAAGTATTGCAAAACGGTGGTGTAAACTTCATTGGGATTCAAGGGATAGTACAAATGTAGCTACAGAATACCCGAAATTTATGGCTGAGAAATACGGAGAGGATTCTAATGTATTCAGGATTCGTGTTGCTGGTGATCCGCCACTTGAAGATGAGAAAACATTTATCCCACTTAATTGGGCTATTAGCTGTATTGGAGTTGAGTATGAGGAAGATACAGAAGCTCCGATATATCTAAGTGTAGATGTTGCTCGGTATGGAGAGGATAAAAGTATTATACTTCCAAGGCGTGGGATGATTATTAAACCTTGGGAAACACACCAGAAAATGTCAACAGCAGAACTTGGTGGTCATGTACTTGCTGACTTTAGGGATATGGAAGCAGATGGAATTGCAATTGATGAGATTGGAGTTGGAGCTGGTACTATTGATTGGTTACAGAAGATTCCGGAAGCACGGAGGTTTGTCTACGGAGTGAATGTAGCTAACTCCTCTTCAGATAAGAAAAGATGGAGTAGGCTTAGAGATGAGCTTTGGTGGAGAGTAAGGGAGCGGTGTCAACAAGCTATGTATAGTTTTCCTTGTGGGAATAAAGCGGAGGAGGCTATGTCTAATGAATTATGTAATGAGCTTAGTTCACTTAATTATGAGTTTAATAATAGAGGAGCTTATGTTCTTGAGAGTAAGAAGCAGGCAAAAATGCGGGGAGTTAGGTCTCCGAATATAGGTGATGCTTTGGCTATATCTGAGTATTTTTATAATTCAGCACAAACTTTATTCCTTACTAAAGCCAGGATTAAAGCTAAGAAGAATAAGGCGAAAAACTTTGGTGATCATGAGATGGATAAACATTCATGGATGGCAATGTAGTAAGTATTAGTACATAATGGACTCATACTGAGGATTATTTATGAAAGCAGAAAGAGTTGAATTAAGAGACAAAGTACGTATTCTTGACCCTGCATTAGAGGGTGATAAAGGGATTGCTGAGGAGTTTAATAAGGTAATGGAATGGCTCCAGGAAGGAGAGAATGCTTCTTCTGAAACTATGTATAGAACTGAAGCTGAGGAGGATTATAAGTTTTATGCAAGTGATCAGGATACTGCAATGGTTAAAGCAACATTAAAAGATGCTAATAGACCAAGTAGTACGTTTAATGAAGTTAAGCCGAAAATTGATATGCTGATTGGTTTGGCTGCACAGGTAAAGTATGATGGGTATATAGTACCTGTTGGTATAGAGGATGAACCACTTACAGAATTACTTCAGGGAACTTTACTTCATTATAGGAAGAAGCTTAAAATGGGGAGGAAGGAACTTGACTGTTTTGAGCACTCTACTAAATCCGGAAGGTCTTTGCTGTACTTTAGAATTGATACTTCTGATCCGTTTAAACCTAAGGTTGTTCCAGTAAGAATTCCGGGGTATAACTTTGTTATTGATCCAGCAAGTCTTGAGTATGACTTAACAGATGCTAAGTATTTATTCGTCTGGGCTTGGGTTGATGAGGAGGATATAAAAGGAATTGATCCTGATATAGATATTACAATGCTTAGTAATGAATCAGGTGGGGCTGGTATGCCCGCTTTTTATGATACTTTAACAGGGAAGTATAGAATTGCTACCTGTTGGTATAGAACGTGGGAGCTTAAATACCACATAGTTAATCCTTTTACTGAGGAGAATGAAGTACTTACAAAAAGTCAGTATGTAGCATTTAATAAAGCAGCTATGGCAGGGATTGAGATTGAAGACGGTGAGCCATTAAAGGTTGATCAGCCTGTTCCTTATGTAAAAGGATATGCTGTTAGTTATAAGTACATGACTTTCTCAGGTAGTTATTTACTTGATGCTGGATATAGTCCACATAAAGAGGAAGTTGAGTTCCCAGCTGTCCTTTATGGGGCGTATAAGGATGATAATAACAACAGATGGTTTAGTGCTATCACTGTACAGAAAGACCCACAGAGGTCAATGAATGTAATGAGAAGGCAGTTGGTTCATTTACTTCAAACACTTCCAAAGGGTATTTTAATGCATGAGACTGGGGCTATTGTGGATATAGAGCAGTATGAAAAGAAGTCTTCAAATCCTAATTATCACATGGAAGTAAATCAGAATACACTTGATAGGGTTAAGTTTGAAAAGCAACCATCTATCTCTCCACTTTACCAGCAGCTTGATGAAGTTATGCGAAGTTCCATGAAAGACTCAAGTGGGATTAATGATGACTTAATGGGTGCATACACCTCCTCAAGAGAACCGGGTGTTACAGTTTCTTTAAGGAAAGAAAGTAATTTAGCTGTTTTATTTATTCTCTTTAATAACTACAGAGAAAGTAGGTTATCAGGAAATAGGAAACTCCTCTTTTTAATTCAGCAATACTCTACAGATAAAGAAATTATAAGAATTATGGGTGAGAAAGGAGCTGAGTTAATTGCTATAAATGACCAGATGAATCCGCAACTTGATGGCTGGAATGATATCAGTGCAGGTACATTTGATCTTGAAATGGAAGAAACTGTAGAGACAAGTACGTATAGGACGGCCATTGCTGAGATGCTAACAGATCTTAATCATAATAATCCTGGGAGTATTCCACTTGATGTTATCATGGATTATATGAACTTACCATTTACAACAAAGCGGAGAATCCGAGAGTACTGGGAAGAACAGCAAAGAATTGAGCAAGAGAATAAAGATGCTGATCGTGCTCTTGAAATTCTGAAAATAAAACAGAGTAAGGATGGAGGGCCAACTGGTGACCCCGAACCTAAGAAAGAAGAAAAAGAATAGGAGGATGGTATGAGTGACAAAGGTTTAATTTTTAAAGATGATGGGTATAATGAACTTGAAGCAGCTTTTTCTGAGGAAGAAGTTCCAATTCCTGGGGATGAACTTACAGGTGAGGTGGATACTGAAGATTCCACGGAAGGAGAGGTAGATGATTCTACTGGTGATACTACTGAGTCTACTGATGCTGATGATACCACTGCTGATGCTGATACTACTGGCACTGAGGAGACTGAAGAAGATACAGCAAAGGATGAAGATGCTGAAGCTGATGCAGCAAAAGGTGACGAGGATGCTACGGAAGGAGATGATTCTACAACTGAAGATAATGAAGTAGATCTTAGAGCAGAACTTAGAGAGCAGCAAAAGAAAGTAGCTCTTACTGAAGCAAAACTTGATACCTTTACTCGGCAACAGAAAGCTGATAAAGATGCGGAGGAGACTGAGGAAGATGCTGCTGTAGTTGAGCCTTCAGTCTTAGAAACTCACCAAGCAAAGTTGAATCATCTCGCTGAGACTCGTGGTGAGTTTATATCAGACATGCTTGAGTTTATGAAGATGAATCCAAAATATGAAGATGTTGAAAGCGTGTGCTCTAAAAATAACCTTGATGATGTTATTGATGTACTTGCCCGATCACAAGTTGCCAAAGACGGCGGTGATTTGGTCGAGACTGTAATGGGTCTGGAGGTTGATATTTGGAGCCAAAGAAATCCATACCGTTATATGTATGAATTAATTAAAGATGTCCATCCTTCATATAAAGATGTGAAGGGTAAAGATGCTGGTGAGGAAACGCAGGATACCAGTAAGGGCAAGAAAAGTAAAAAAGCACCTGCTAAAAAAGCGCCGTTATCTGCCATGGATTTAGCCAGAGGCGGTGGTGAGAAGAATATGGGAGAGTGGACTGCTGAGAAGATTGATAATCTTCCGGAGTCAGAACTTAATAAAGTACCAAAAGATGTGTATGAGGCTTTTTTAAAAGGAGAGCTTGATAAATAAAGGAGAGCTAAATGGAACCGAAGACTAAATTTACATCAAGTAATGCGTTAACTCGGAAGCGTTGGGCGCGTGATCTGTTCAAAATTATGTTGCCTGGAATGGAGTTCAATGAGCTGATCGGAACCGGCCCTGATTCCATAGTACAAATTCGTACAGAACTTGGCAAAGGCGAAGGTGATCAAATTACCTTTGGGATTAAGAAACCTTTAACTGGTGAAGGTCGTGTTGGCAATCAGAATGTTGAGGGTTATGAAGAAGGGCTGGTATTTGATGACTTCAATATGACCATTGAAGAACTGCAACATGCAGTTGATACTGGTGGTAAAATGGAAGAGCAGCGGATTCCTTATAATCTTGTTACTGAAGGAAAGGATTCTTTGAGTGAATGGTGGCAGGATAAGTTGTCCGACTTTCTTATCAACTACCTGTGTGGTAATGCCAATTATAAAGTTGCCGGTCATACTTTTGCACAGGCTGCTGAGGCCCCTGATGATGCGCATGCAATGCTGGTGAATGATACCGCTGAAGCATCACAGACAGCAACTGATGAAATGGATCTGACATTTCTTGATAGTATGAAACAGAAGGCTGAAATGATGGATACAGAAAGTAAAAATCATTTTAAAGTCCGGCCACTAAGAAAAGGCGGGAAGAAGTATTACCGTGTTATTCTGCATAATTATGTCTTTGACAAATTACGTCAGGATACCAATATCGGCCAGTGGGGTGATCTTATCAGAAGTGCTGGCAAGCTTGCAATCCCAAATGTGGAGATTGAGTACAACGGCCTGCTGATTTCAAAGTCAGAACGTATCTACAGTCCTGCTACAAATGTCTATAGAAACCTTCTTCTGGGTTGTCAGGCAGCATGTTTCGCATGGGGCGGAGCAGGTGAGTCCAAATCCACAACAATGTCTTTTGTTCCTTATACCAGAGATGCTAAGCGCTTCCTGATGATTCGTGGTGGTGGTATCTTCGGTATGAAAAAGACACGCTTTTCCGACATTGACTACGGTGTTATTACTGGGTCAAGTTATGCTACATCACTTTAACAGGTGTAGTAACTAATCCTTAATTATTAGTTTTTAAAATAAAAGGAGTCTTAAATGGACGGAGTAATGAGAGGAAAATTCTCCGATAACTTTCGAATGGCTCGAAGTGGTATTTTCAGCGAGTATGCAGATGGTACTTATGGCGTACTTGTAATTCCAAAATTTGCGTTTCTTGATCAAATATGGTTACATATAACGCAGGCATATGCTGGCGGAGCAAGTGGCTCAGCTACTGTAGGTTGGGAAGGTAATGCAGGAACTGCTGATCCAAATGGTTTTATGGATACAGTAGGTTGTGCTGCCAGAACAACTGGAATGAAAATTATGACTGAGGATGCCCAACCTGGAAGTGTTGGTAAGTGGTTTAACAGTGGTAGAGGAATGATAACTGTTACATTAGCAAAGAGTACTGACTCAACGCTACTTATTGGTCAGGTGTTTGCTCGTTACAGTGTTATTCATTAACCTAAATTTATAAGGAGATTTTAAAATGACGGATATTCTTGCGGATAAAAGACGTACAGATGACAACAGAACAATGTGGACTCCGTACTGGCTTACTTCAGCTGAGGTAGACTATACTGAAATGGACGGTACTGACGTGGCTTTACTATGGTCTTTCCCGGCATCAAAGTATGGAAATAGTATTCTTATAGTTAAGCAATTAGCTATTCAAATTACTACACTCTGTGCTGGTGGAACTGAATCAATTGATGTTGGTGCCTGGACTATTGCAACTGATGATGTAACTACAGGAGGCACGATTACCGTTGTAGATGCAGATGAGTATATTCCATCTACTGATATCACAGAAACAACAGCGGGCCTTTACTGGGCAGCTACAGGTGATTGGATTACCGCATCAATACTCGGAGCAAATGCAGCTCCGGTTACTATTACCCCGGCAGATGCTACTGTACCATGTGTTGCACTGTCTGGTTGGGCAAGTGGGTCAGCGGGTGCAGCTCGTGTACTTATGCAAGTAATTGAAGTTCCTTTATTTGCCTAAGTATTAGTACATTATGTACTCATACTGAAAAGGGGTTCAGGATGAAATTAGAACAGATGATAAAAGAAGTAAGTAGGCTTGTAGATGATAAATACTATGATCCTATTACTATTCAGGAGTTTCTTAATAAAGCTTTGGACATGTGTGCACTTGATGTGGATATCCCGGAGTTTAAGCGAGTAGCGACTATTGAAACTGTAGTGGGGAAGGCATATGCTTATCTCAATGAGCAAATCCCTCAGTTTGGAGGAAGAGTACGCCGCGTGAAGAACGCTGGTGTTGATCTTAAGATTTACTCCAGTCTTGATGAACTGCTTGATAATTATGAAGACCTTGCTGCTACTGGTGATGTTGAAGTGGTAGCGCTGGAAGGTCGTGTCCTGTGGTATGCTAAAGTTCCTGAAACAGCTACTTCTTTGTTAATACTGTACTTTGAAAATCCTGAACCCTTTAAACAAAAGGTAACTGAGGAGCTTCCTTGGTTACCTAATGCTTGTCAGTTGAAAGTAATTTGTCATGGAGCTGCAAGTCTTATATGGAATGAGCTGGAAGAGGAGGATAGTGGACAGCCTATGACTGCGAGATATTTAGCTTCGTATAAGGAAGGTATTCTGGAATACAAACAGTGGATAACACGAAACCGGCAGAATTTAACTTATAGTCATTGGAGTAACTAATGCAACGAGTACTTTGGTTTGGTTCATCTACTGGTCTTGATACAACCTTTGATCCTGTAAGGGAAGTGTTTGATCCTGAGAAGGGAGTGCATTCGGCGTCAATTGCTGTGAATGTGGATGTGTCTAAGACTGGTAGGGTAAGTAGAAGAAAGGGATGGGAATATACAATTGTAACTGATGCTTGTCACAGTTTATTTTGTGATGGTGGTGCTGCGTTTGTTGTACAGGGGGATGCGTTAAAGTTGCTTGCTCCTGATATGAGTACAAGTAATTTAAGAAATGTAACTGTTAATGCTCCAATGAGTTATTCCCAAATTGGATCAAGAACATTTTATACTAATGGAAGGGAGAACGGGTTTATACTTAATGGAAAGTCGTATGGGTGGAATAAGGCTGTTCCTAATCAGAAAGATTCTACTATAGTATATTCTCCTCCGCCTGTTGGAACTATGCTGGGGTATTATAAAGGTAGAATGTATATAGCCCAGCAGCATATACTTTGGTACAGTGAGGCTAATAACCTTAACACTTTTAACCTTAAGAACTACCTCTCCTTTTCTTCCTCAGTGGATATGTTTAAAAGTGTATCGAAAGGGATTTGGCTTGGAACAGAGAATCAAGTGTTATTTCTTAAGGGGAACTCTCCGGATAAATTAACACAGGAGAGGAAAGCACTTGTAGGGGTTATTCCTGGATCTGATACGTATGTAGACTGTACTTCTATCCCAGGACTTGTTGATGAGTATGGGTATCAGCTTGATGGAGTTGGAGTGTTGTTTTGTACCCCTAAAGGAATTTACCTTGGAACAGAAGATGGGAAGTTAATGCAGTTGTCAAAGGGTAAACTTACCATTCCTAAGTCTTTACTTGGCGCAGGGGTTTGTATAGGTAATAGGTATGTTGCTTCTCTTGGGGATAGCCTTTATGCTGATAGATTAGCTATTTGTCAGCAAGTTATCACGCCCGCAATTTCCCAGTATAAAAATTATAGCTTCAATTCCTTTGCTGTTATTGGTGAGGATACATATGGAGCTAATACAAATGGGATTTTTAAGTTAGACGCAGTGGATAATGATGTAGCTTCTGCTTCAGTTACTACGGCTATTGATGCTTGGTACGAGTCTGTGCTTACGGATTTTGGGGTGAGAGCAGAGAAGAAAGTAAGGAAGTGTAACGGAACACTTGAAGCAAATGGAGATCTTACATTCTCCTTTAAGTGTAATGAAACACATGAGATTATTCAACATACTGTTCCGGCTTCTACTGATAATAAACAACACTCTGTGGAGATTCCAGTTGGTAGAAGTTTAAAGGGAAGGTATTATAATTTTATAATTCAGAATGTAAACGGCGCTGATTTCAGTGTTGATAATTTAGAAGCTTTTATAGAAATTCTTTCACGTAAACCAGAAAAAAGAGGGAGTAATTAGTTATGATTAAGTATTCTACTGGCCTAAGGGATATGATACAAGGCTACAAAGGACGAGTAAAAGGTGCTGTTATTGGTGCTGGGCTGACATTTGTTGATGGTGGTGGAGATGCGGATACTATCACTGATGATGATTCAGGATTTATCACACAGGATTTTGCTCCAGGGGATTTACTGTTTTGTCTTGGTGCTACTACAGGGGATAATGATACTGACTTAACAGGTGTTGTTATTACAGATGTTGCAGCAGGAACACTTACTCTCCCTACAGGTTCTGTTAATACAGGGGAGGATGGAGTAGCTGGTACAGTAGTTGCCTGCGCAAAAGGTGGGTCTTTAAAGGATGTACTGAAAGATGGTATTCTGTATATCTTCTCCGGTTCGCAGCCTGATGATCCAGATGATGCTGTTTCAAGCACTTTGCTAATGACAATTACACAGGACTCAGGTGACTGGGTTGCAGCTGCATTTGATAATGGACTTGAGTTTGAAGATGATCCTTTAAGTGGTGAGATTGAGAAGAAGTCTACTGAAATCTGGTCAGGAGTATGTAGCACAGCTGGACAAGCTGGCTGGTTTATGTTCTGTGGTAATGCAACAGATGCAAGGGGTGCAAGCACTACACTTCCGAGAATGACTGGCTCAATTGGAACTGCTAATGCAGATGCTCGTATGGGAAGTACAACTCTTACAGCTGCTAAGACATATACACTTGACGACTTTTTGTTAACTCTGCCAATGTACTACGGTGCTTAATTAACTAAAGTGTACTGGAGGTAATTCTTCAGTACACTAATACAGTGGAGTTGTTATGGCTGATGTAAATGCAAATGTATATGATGAAGTAAGTGTAGCTGAGAGTGTAGACTTAGATATTGGTGAGCATAGTATTGATATCTTTGATAGTGTAACTGTTTCTGAGGTAGAGTCAGTTGATACTATTACTTTCTTCGGTACTGATCCACGACCAGAATTTTACCCCAAACTTCCTACTGCATCCTGTGAAGCTGCTTTTAGAGAGTCTATTTCTATTGAAGGTGAGGTGCCTACAGTTAGTGGAGTGGGTTACTTTGGTACTATAGTTGAAGGTAAAGCTCCGACTCCTTCAGCTGAAATAACACTCCAAGGTTTATACGCAGGTTATATTTCTGTTACTGGTAAAGCTCCAACTCCTGATGTAACTGCATTCTTTGGTGGGAAGGTAGCTGGGAAAGTTCCTACAGCGTCCTGTGCTGCTACACTTGTAGATAATGCTATAAGGGTTTCAGGTTACGCTCCGGTTCCTTCAGCTGAGATAGAAATATCTAATTATTTTATATCTGTAACAGGCTATTCCCCATTTCCATCAATGACAGCAGAATTAACTCCTGATGGTTATATTACTGTAGAAGGAAAAGTACCTACTGTTTACGGAGCTATAACTTTAAGTAAGTCTATAACTATCACAGTCACTGGAACAGCTCCTGTTGTAAAAGCGGAGTATAATGATATTCAAATAGGTAGTCGTTTTATTAGTGTGACTGGTAACTGCCCAGTTATATCAATAAGTAAACCTACTGGGGAAGAAGACCCAGGGGGGATTTCTATATCTGAAGAGGATAGATTTGATGATGTAACACTTCAATATAGCAGGTGGCCAGATGCAATTTAGAGGAGCTAAAGTTGTATTGCGGGATGGACTTGATTTGACGGATCAGGTTAAGCAGGATATTTATACTGCTTGGCTTGATTTACAGAATTTACATAGGACACAACCTGGGGGTCAGTATAAGTTTAGTGTTGGTGGGAATGGAGCTTGGAAGGTAAGTAGTTTGGGTGGAAGAGATCAGATTGAGGTACT